TCTAACCTTATACATTCTTTGGATGCTTCTATACTGCACTGTTCTTTTCAACAGTTCAATGAACCATTCACAGTCATACACGACTCAGTCCTTGCTAGAGCAGGCGACATGGGATCACTCAATAGACTTGTGCGAGAAACCTACACACGGATCTTCACACAAGACTGCTGGCTATCACGATTTGGTGAAGCTATTAAAGCAACAGAGCCGCCACCCCTCGTCAACACACTCGACCCAGACGTAGTGAATCAATCCACTTACTTTTTTTGTTAACTATGCACTCATCATTATCATTATTTGATTCTTTCTTTGCACCCCCGACAATTGTTGTAGTCTCCGAGGAGAGACTGCAAGCAGCTGAAAGGCAAGCAAAAGAAAGACAACTCAAGTCAGTAGAGACTCGTATTGCAGAACTGACCGAGTATAAAGAATGTTTATCTAAAGAAATCGCAGCACTACCATCCGCTAAATGACCACACACGTAACCAAAGAACCCGTATTGCTTGAAGGTTTTCAGGCAATCCTTAAACCGGGGGATTGGGGGTATAAACTCTCAGCTCTCTTGGATAAGGGTATTGTTGAACAACTAGAGACTGAAAGAGAATCAGCTCTAGAATGGGCTAGGAGCAAGGCTAAGAACCCTAAGAGGGTAACAGTCAAGCCCGAGCCTTGGGAGGAGCTAGAGAACCGTACAGGCACCTATCAAGTGCGTTTCAGTTGGAAAGATAACGACAAGCATTTTCCTGTTGTTGTTGACACTGAAGGTACAGCTATCACAGATAAAGACACACCTCTTTACAGTGGTAGTATGGTTAAGCTAGCATTCTTCCAGAAACCTTATGTACTTCCTACAGGTGACATCGGTACATCATTAAAACTTAAAGCTATCCAAGTTGTTAGTCTTAACAGTGGAGCTGGTGTTGTTGATGACGGTGACATGAGTCCAGAAGAAGCTACTGAATTGTTTGGTAAAGCCAAAGGATTTAAAGTTTCTGAGCCTCAAGTTGATGCTGCACCTAGTAGTGTAGAAGAAGACGAGGACTTTTAATGAGAAGCGGCCTTGAAAGACAGGTAGCTGAATTACTGGAACAAATGAATATCCCTTATGAGTATGAGTCTAAGAAATTAGATTATGTTATAGAAGCTAGGTATATCCCTGACTTCAAGGTTGGGGATATATACCTAGAAACTAAGGGATACCTAAAGGCAGCAGATCGTCGTAAGATGTTAGCTGTCAAGAGGTGTAACCCAGATCTAGACATTCGCTTTGTATTTCAAGCACCGACTAATAAAATATCAAAAAGATCGAAGACCACTTATGCCATGTGGGCCGAACGTCACGGCTTCCCATGGTGTGCTTACTATGCAATCCCTACAAGCTGGCTTAAATGAAGAATCAGAGTTCTTATATCACACTCCATGCTCTGTATGTGGCTCGTCCGATGCTAATAGCGTCTACGATGACGGACATACTTATTGCTTCGTGTGCCATACTAGAACATCTGGAGAAGACATATCACCATCATCACGCACCACCGCTAGTAAAGTTATGATGAAAGGACACCCCGTTAGATTAAAAAAGCGGGGTTTAAATGAAGAAATATGCCGCAAATTCCGTATCCACAAAGATGGAGATGTATTACGTTTCCATTATTTTGATAAAAAGGGTGTATTAGTTGCGGCTAAAGTAAAAACTAAAGACAAAGAATTTTATTGGGACGGTAAAAACACCGACAACCAATTATTCGGGCAAAATCTATTTCCAGATAAAGGTACAAGACTGACTCTTTATGAAGGGGAAATGGATGCGGCATCAGGTTATGCTGCAATGCCCACTTGGCCACACATGTCAGTACCTAATGGTGCAGCTGGGGCTAAGAAAGATCTCCAAAAAGTAATCGAATTAACACAAGGCTATGACGAAGTTGTTTTATTCTTTGATAATGACTCAGCTGGTATTAAGGCAGCAGAAGAATGTGCCTCACTTCTTAGACCGGGTCAAGCAAAGATTGCAAGAATGGAGAAATATAAAGATGCCTCCGATGCCCTTCAACAAGGCGACATGGAAGCAATTAGAAAAGCTATCTGGGACGCAAAAACGTATCGTCCTGATGGAATTGTTGAGGGTAAATCACTTTTAAATCTTGTAACTACACCAGAACCACCATGCGCTTATGAATACCCATTCAAAGGACTTAACGAGAAATTACACGGGATCAGGTATGGAACCCTTACGACAATTACTGCTGGCACTGGAAGCGGAAAAACCAGCTTCTGTCGTCATCTCGCAACTCACCTACTCAAAACTGGGGAACGGGTTGGGGTCTTGGAACTTGAAGCATCTAATAGGAACACCGCCCTCGGATTAATGTCGTCAGCGGTTGGTAAACCGTTACATATTGGAGAACATAGTGAATCAGAACTCAAAAAAGATTTTCATAATACCATTGACAATTGGAATCTTTACCTTTTTGATGGCTTCGGTTCTTTTGATCCGGACGTTATTTACTCTAGGATCGAATACCTTGCCAGTGGATTGGAGTGTCGTATTATATTCCTAGATCACCTTAGTATATTACTGAGTGGATTAGATGGGGATGAGCGACGCACTATAGATATCACCATGACACGTTTAAGGTCATTAGTTGAACGTACTGGTATAGCATTGTTTCTGGTATCACACTTAAAACGACCAAACACCACTGATAAATCACATGAGGAGGGAGCAAGAGTTACACTTGGACAACTCCGTGGAAGTCAGGCAATTGCACAGTTATCTGACACATGTATTGCACTCGAAAGAGATCAGCAAGCCTCAGATGTACGAGCTTCTACGATTGTTAGAGTCCTCAAAAACCGCTATTCTGGGGAAACTGGTGCGTGCTCAACATTAAATTATGACCTAAACACTTGTAGATTCAATGAAATTACGACCACACACGATGGACCCGAATTTAACCCAAATACAGATTTCTAAACATGAAGCAGTTCATGAATCTGAACTATCACGATTAGACCGACCAAATCCACCATCATCAGAGGCTGTGCGTAAGGCACAGTTTGTTGATAAGACCTACAAATGGACACCAAAGAAATCAACATAGCTTTTGATTTAGAAGCTAATGGTCTTGAAGCTACTAGGATTCATTGTATTGTTACACAAGATCTAGACACTGGACTAGTTGAGGAATACAATGATGAGAAGTATGCTGATGACCCAAAGGTATTACCTATGTCTGCATCACGATCCATTGCTAATGGTCTGAGTAATTTGATGTGTGCTACCAATGTAGTATCACATAATGGTATAGCTTATGATGTACCACAGGCTCAGAAAATATTCCCATTCTTTCGAGATTTTAAATCGAATCATTGGGATACTCTCATTCTTAGTCGATTCTATTATCCAAACTTATTAGATATTGACTTAAGGAGAAAGTGGGCTGGTATGCCAGCTAAATTATATGGATCACATAGCCTTGAAGCATATGGGTATAGACTCAAATGTTATAAAGGTGATTATGGTAAAACTTCAAATTGGAGTGAATGGACTCCAGATATGCAGGAATACTGCAAACAAGATGTTGCTGTTTTAGTTAAACTATGGAATCATTTCCAAAAATTCCTGACCCAGTAATCTTAGAACATAAGATAGCTGAGTTAATGGCAAACCAGAAAACAACTGGTTGGCCTTTTGATATAAGAAAGGCTCAGGAATTAGAAAACAAACTATTGAATCGTTTAGAAGAACTGAGACAGAAGACATATAAGATATGCTCATTTGTCCCCGGCAATCTATTCACACCAAAAAGAAACAATAAAACACAGGGCTACTATGAGGGTGCTGAAATGCAACGCCTTAAGGATTTTAACCCTAGTAGTAGAGAACACATCGCTTGGTGGTTTAAGACATTCCAGAAATGGAAACCAACTAAACTAACCGCTACTGGTAAAGCAGTAATTGATGAAGTTGTTCTCAAAGAAATTGGTACAAAAGAAGCGTTAATCTTTCTTGAGATTCTTGAAACACAAAAGAAACTTGGGATGCTGTCACAAGGACAGAACGCATGGTTGAAGTTAGTCAAGAATGGCAGACTTCACCACTCCTGTTTTATAGGGGCTGCCACACACCGAATGGCTCATTCGCATCCAAATTTGGCACAAGTAAGTTCCGATAAGGATTGCCGAGAGTTATTCATTACAAAATCTGGCTGGAAACTAGTAGATAGTGACCTTGCTGGGATAGAATTGAGAATGTTTGCACATTATCTTGCCCGTTATGACGGTGGAAGGTATGCTAAGATATTACTCAATGATGA